TAAGCTAATGTAGGAATTGTTATACTTTATTTTGCACAATAAACCTTGCCGATATATTGTGCATTTTTTAACTGCATGAAATTTTCCAAAAAATTCATGCAGATTACCTCAAAACAAATGTGTAAAACGTGCTATTTGACCATGTTCTTTAGAGTGCAAAAATCCTTCAATTGCTTTGGGAGAATGTTGAAATCCCATTTTATGATGCCAAGAGTCCGTTCCGCTTGGTGACCTTAATGATTCAACTGTCACACCTTGATAATCTTTTGAAGTCTTATGGTGTACGTGGTGTGTGTAAACATATCGGTGTTTAGTATTGCCCCAATCATTTGATTCAACTGCCATCAACAACGGAAGATCCTGCGCCTTTGCACCATCGCCGTGTGTGGTTCCAATTAATGAAGTACCGTATGCAAAGTACTTTCTGTGTGCAATTGAACAGTCAAATGTTATATTCTTGTTATTACGGAACCATGAACTAATAACATCAGCTAAAAAGAACCCACTTTGGTAATCATGGTTTGATGGATTAAATGTAAAATGTACATCAGCCACCGGAATAAGCATTTCAAGTACATCCACATACACTTGTTTAGCTTTTAAGAAATTACTATACCACATTCCATCAGTATCTTGTGGCGTGCCGCTTGTGGTTTGTCGCTTTGGACTATCGATGTGCAGAATATCGTTACCACCGATAAATAAAATTTTATCTATGTTATACCCTTGCGATTTGTCTATGATGCCTTGTACCCCCTCTAAAACGCGTCTAACGGCAATGTTTGTATCATAGTCTTCACCAGTTTCAAATGCTTCACATAATTTGCCAATGTGAACATCAGCCGGATCAATAACTAATAGGTGACCATCTTTTGATTTGTTTCTTTTAATCGTTGGGTACTTTGGCGAATAGCTTTTTAATTCTGCAATTAGCTTATCTCTGATTTGATCGTATGAAACCGCACCTTCATAGTCCGGATTGGTGAAGAATAAAGAAGTATCTTTTGTTTTAACCCACCCATGTTTGACATCTTTGGTTGCAACCCCTGCATCTTCGCAATAGTCATCAATCTTTGAAACATAAAGTGTATAATGGTCTCTTATGGTTAGTGATGCCTTGCCAACAATACCACTTATTCTGTCATAGTAATCCTTCTTAAATTCATCTACCTTTCGGGGATGTTCTGCAAAGGTTTTAAAGGTTATATCGTATTGACTCATGTTATGTGTGTGTTTGTGTTTATTTTCTTAGTTGAAAGTGCATCCAATCGTATCCCTTTTCTATTCCCAAACTGACAAAGCCATGCCGGTAAAATATGTCAATCATTGGTTGGTATTCGGGCCGTGCAAACCTCGCAGTTTTTGCGGTTTCTTTTAATTTGTTTCTTGCTGGATCAAGGTCAATGGCAATGGCCCATGCGTGTGTGGACCAGCTTGTTCCGCCTCTCATTTTACGATAGTTGAAACACCCACCAAATAGGTCAATTCCAAGCCGTTCTATTTCCTTCATTCCATAGTGTGCTAACAAATCATTAAACACGTTCAAAAATGGTTCTGCGGCTAACTTATGACATCTCATTTTGGAAACTTTAGTGTCTAAGTCCCACGCCAAACGCATTGGATAAGGTAAAAGGATTGTTGTCAAATAACCCTCACCGGTTTCATTGGGCTTGCCGTACTTCTTAACAATTTCATTTGTGGTCATCATTTTCTTAATCGTTCTACTATGTTAGTGACCCCTTCAATTGCTATGTATGCCGTTGAAATTATCACCCAATCTTCAGACCTTACAGAACCAATAAACAACCCAATGGATGCCACTACAAAAACAGTTAGTTTCCTGCTTACCCACTTGGATAAGATAAGATCAATCTTTTCCTTTCGGCTCATCCTTTCTTAATTTAATCCATCGCTCTATGGTATACCCAATGGAGACAACTAAAAGAATAAATTTAAGCGCCATGTCAACATCACTAAATGATATTGCAAAAGAAAGGATGTTTAGAAGGTATATTTTCAAGTCGTTTAATAACATTATATTTCTTCGTGTGTTATTTCAAATTCTGTTGGATTACCTAATATTGGCAACAAAGATTCATCAAATACTATATACCAAAATTGTGGCTCGTTTAATTCGGCAAATTGATAACTACACCAATTTTGTGTTACTTCATCTACTCGCCCCGTTGGAATGCCGTAATAATCATTACAAGACTTTACCGCACTTTTTGCATCTTGCTCTATTGTGTATTTGTATCCTTTAATAGATGCCATAATGAGAGTTTATATTGTTAGATATGCCGTCTTTGGTGGTGTTATCCACCGACGAAAACCAACACACTATTTCTTGAGAATGACCTCCCAGAGCGAATCCCTGGTAATCAAATAAGGTTAATTTTTCCCATTGTTCGGTATTTATTTGACCTTGTAAAAAAGACAAATGTGTTACATTATCCCCAAATTCACTAAACCAAGCCCCTCTTGTAGTTAAAGTTTCCAAAACATTGTTTTTATATATATTGCTTATTGCAAATCTATCAGATAGACCCGTGACTGAACTACCGCTTTGTAAGATAAATACCCATCTGCCCAATGTCGTATTGTCACAATATTGAATTCCCGCTGTATCTGATGTTTTTAAAACTGAAAAAGATTCAAACCTTTGCAATACTGGCATAGACACGCTTGTGCTGAATCCGTCATCAGTACCATCAAGTAAAATAGATGGCTTATTATTCTCGGGATTTAAAATAAGAGTACCGCTATTTACAATTTGTGGTTGTTTAGAAGCCGTCGTTTGCGTTTGATTTCTTCCATTACCGCTTTGGTCGTACCAAGTAGTTACAAATCCATTAGTCCCACTACAAAAGGTAGTTAAACTTGCCGTGTCTAACTCATTAGATACAAAACCAATATTTAACTCAGCGTTATCGCTTGACCTTCTAACTCGTATTGCATCGCCACTATAAGCGTTTCTTAATAACCTTAATGAATAAGCTGCTGCGGCACTTGGGTAATCATCTAAAAGTCCCACAAAAGGGGATACGCCACCACCGCCACTTTTAAGGATTCCGCTATTTTGGTATCCGTAACCGTACATTTTAAAGTTTTATTAAAAGTACAGAACCGCTTGCAAGTGTTACCGTTTTAAGTGCTTTACCACTCGCGGGTGCAATAATCATTCCTTTGGTTATTGTCTTGCCACTAATGCCCCATTCAGTCAACACATTATTGTCATCTGTATCTGTTAACGCACTAAATACACAATCCGCATTTACAACCGCATAACGGTAATTTGTGCTATTGGTTCCGGTTATTGTGCTATCTACAAATTTGCCACCCTTAAGTGCAACTAATTCTTCTATTGTCATTTTCTTTTTATGTTAAATTTTCTCTAATACTATACTCCATGATAACCCTTGCACATTGGCTTGAATTATCAAATAAAATCTCTTGATTGCTAAGTAGTGTTTGGTCTATTCTTTTGCCGCCTATTGTACCCTTGTACCGGTAAAGAATTGTTTCAATTGCATCAGCAATATTTGATGCTTGTAAGAAACCACCGTTGCCATCCTTTGCCTTTGATGCATAAATGTTTATTTCAACATCATGGTTTATTATTGAATAACCATCCTTAAAGTTTTCAGGTGTGCTTCTTTCCGTGATTACAATTCTGGGAAACAAGTTTTCTTGTGGTGCTAACCCATAATTCAACTGCTCTACTAAGTTAGTAATTGCAGGAACATTAAGAAGTTGATATATTGCACCGCCTATCATTGTTGCAAATATCTTTAAATGACTTTTGTTTTAATTGTAATTATTTTAACATTCTTTGCTTAGAAGATTGCTTCGCGGTTTTTGAACCATTGCAACTTTTACATAATGCCTGAAAGTTTTCTTCATTCCATTCATCACCACCTTGTGACATTGGAATGATGTGATCGGTGTAGTATGAAGGTTGGTTGCAATCTTCCATTTCGCACACCGGATGTTTCATTTTATAGGATAAAGATAGGTGCCGCCACGCTTTTGAATTGTAAAACTTTTCATGCTCTTTATCCTTCAACCAATTCTTTTGTTCTGCTTGCTTGTTTTGTTTCTGTGGTGTAAATCCATACACCTTTTTTGGCATGGTTGGCATTAAGGGTTGACTTTTGCACCGTTGAATTTGTAAAGAAATCCATCTATTGGATTCTTGTAATATGCATGTTC